GGAGAGGTCCGAGATCGCCGCCGCGAGGTACCGATGCGGCTCCGACGCGATCGGGTAGTAGTCGTGCTCGAGGTCATCCTCCGGCGGGATCAGCACGTAGGGGGGATGTCTCATCCCACCACCTCACGGCGCATCAGGCAGGCGGCGGTGGTGGCTCTCGCTTTCATCTCCGTTGGCGGACTGCCCACCAGCGCCGTGTCCATCTCGACCACCACAGGCCCGCTCACGTACTCCCAGCCGTCCGCGCTGGCCGCCCGCATCTCGGGGACCGGCACCATCTTCCACTCGTACACCTTCCCCATTACGCCACCTCCTCACCCGTTTGCGTCCCCTCACCCCTCAGCATCCCGATCGTCCTCTCCAACACCTCCGCCGCCTCGTCGTCGTCGAGGTCGGAGCGGTAGGCGATCTCGACCTCCGCCGCGCGGTCGTCGACGATGAGGAGGACGAACCCGAGACCCGCTGCGGCGGGTACGCCGTTCATCACTCCCGCCAGGATCTCCGCAAGCCTGTCTGCGTTCACTTCCCACCCCCACGAACCTGCGCCAACAGCCCCAGCGCGTCGGCATGACGCCCGGGGTCGATCTCGGTGCCGAGGTACCTACGCCCCTCGCCCGCCAGCAGCACGGCCTCCGCGACCGAGCCCAGACCCGCGTAGGGGTCGGCCACGAGCCCACCCGGTGGCACCCACCGGCGGATCCACTGCGCCATCCACGCGGCGGGCTTGCGGGAGTGCACCCCCGGCGCCTCGATCCAGGCGTTGCGCAACGGCTCGTCGAGGTCACGCGCCCCACCGCCCCACGAGTACAACAGCACGGGCTCGGAGCACCCCGCCCACCAGTACCCGGGCCCGAAGTGCCCGGTGTCGCCCGGCCCGCTCTTCGTCCACGCGCCGCCCGTCGTGGGCGCCTTCTTCCACGCCGCCAACCACTCCCCGAGGAGCGGCCACGTCAGCCACAGCGCCATGAGCGGCGCGGCCTTGGATGCCTCTGCCATGTGTGCGGCGATGTCCTCGATCGTGAGGCACGCGTAGTGCTCCTCGGGGTGCACGCCCTCGCCGGGCTTCTGGCTGTACATCCACGGTGGATCCGCGATCACGAGGTCGGCGTACAGGCCCGCCCAGTCGACCTCGGTGCAGGAGCAGCAGCGGAGGTCGATCCCCGCGTGCTGCGGCACCTTCGCGTAGGTGAGGGGGAGGGTCACCGCACCACCTCGATCGCGAGCATGCGGATCGCGACAGCACCGGCGCGGTCCATGCGCTCGATCACGTCGTAGATGTTCCCGTCCGCCGGGCTCCACCGGGTCCGGAGCGCGACCACGTCAGCCCAGTGCTTCGCGGTGATCTTGAGCGCCTCCTGGTATGCTTTCGGGTTCATCGGCCGAAAAGGCAGGTCTGAGAACTGGTTGTTATCCACGCCCCCTCCCCCACAGCGCGAGACACGCCGCGTCCACGATCCCATCGTGAGGCACCCGACACCGCCCCGGGCGGAGCTCGAGGTCAGGCAGCCGGGCGGCGACCACCGCGGCCGCGCGCGCCTTGCCCTCGGAGGGGTCACCGCCGACGATCTGCCGGTGCCACTGCGCCGGAGGGACCGTTTCGTACGGCCACCCCAACGCATCAAGGATGCCCAAGATCTTCCCGTAGTCCCGCCCGTACTTGAAGGCGCTCGCGATGCCCTGCCCGGGGAACGACTGCGCGCGCTCGACGATGACGAGCGGGAGCGGCACCATGTCGTGCTTGATCCCGTACGTCAGCTCCATCAGCTCCACCACGAGCTGCCGCCCATCGAGCCCCGCCGTGCTCGTGGGCAACACGAACCCCGACGCGTGGGCGTCCGTGAGCAGGACGACGGCCCCCCGAGCTCCGGGGTCGATGCCGATGACGGCGCGGCTCATCCCTGACCCCGCAACACGAGCCCGGCGAGCCTGTCGGCCTGCCGCGACCAGTGCTCGGCCCTGCCCTCGGCGCGCTCGAGCGCCTGCACCCGCCGGGTGAGCGCCTCGACCTCGGCGCCCAGCTCGAGGACGCGCCTGGCCATCAGCGCTTCGCGATCCTCAGCGAGCCGAGCGCGGTCGAGCGCCGCGCCCATCGCACGCACCGCCTGCTCTACCCGGGCCTGCGACACCACGCCAACGGCGCGCGCGTTGTCCACCTTCCACGGGCTGCGGAGGCTCACCGGCCACCCCGCAGCAGCGCGATGGGGATCACCACTGCCACCAGGATCGACACCGGGCACCCGACCGCCGCAGCGACGCCCCAGAGGGCCGCGTGCTCGACGGTGGCGCCGAGCCCGAAGGCCAGCGCCGCGCCCAGCAGGCCCCACACCAGGACGGCGAGACAGCCGCCACCGCGGTTTTTGTCGCCGCTCACTCGGTCACCCGCTTGCTCTCGGCAGCCACCGCCGCATCGAGCCACACCCGAACCTGCCCGCTCACCGACCGCTGCTCACGGTCGGCGATCCGCTTGATGGTCTCGTGGAGCTCCCTCGGGACCCGAAGCCCGAGGTGCACGTCCGTCGTCGTCTCTGCCATGCTGCCTCCTGCCACCCGTTGTACTGCGTGCAGGATTTTTTTGCAACTGGCTTGCCGCGTGAAACGGAATCGGTGTACGGTTCGATCACGCCGGACGACGGCGCCACGCCTTTACGGCGGGTTCTGCAGATTAAAGGGGCTCGAAACCCCGCCCGCCTCCATTCCTCTTCGGAGCACGAATGACCCCCCGCCAGATCATCGCCGCCCTCGTGGCCAACCCCGACTCCACCGCGACCCTGCAGGCCGCGCGGGCGTACCTGGATGCGCCGGTGACGCCGAGGGAAGGGTACGGGGATGCGTGGAGCGACCTGATCGCGTGGGGCGTCCACGAGAACGAGCCGCTGCACACGGCGTGCATGGCTCGCCGCGACCTCGGGATCGCGCGCTACGGCCACCCCCTGCGGTACGACAACGGGCAGGACTTCCGCCAAGAGGCCCTCGAGGAACTGCTCGACGCCGCCGTGTACCTGTACGCGTCCGGCGCCACCATGACCGCCGCTGAGACCCTCGCCCTCGCCCGGAGGCTGCTGTGAACCCAACGCTGATGACCGTTGGCCCCTGCGGAATGGACACCCCTACCCCCGCCGACCTCGTGGCCCACGTCGTGGCGCTCCCCGCCGACGAGGCGCGGGCGCTGCTCGTGGCGCTGCTGCGGGCGCGGCCGGATGAGGCGGTGGGGGCAGCGCGAGCCTGCCACGCGCTGGGCTCGTGGGACGTGCCGGAGGACGACATTTCCCCGGTGACGCGCTGGGGTACCGCCAGCGAGTACGTCCGCGCCTACCTGGGCAGGAACGGCACCGGATGGTGGCTGGCCGGGCTGAACCTCGGGCGGTCGTTCGACACCCGCGCCGAAGCCCAGGCCGACGCCGACGCCGCGCTCCTGGCCGACGGCTGGGTGCTGGCCTCTGGAGGTTCTCGTGGGTGACGTGCCGTGGGAGCGAGCAGGTGGGCCCGACGAGTGCGCCCACGGGTACGCGGCCGGGGTGCCGTGTTCGCGCTGTGCTGCCCCGACCCCCCGCGAGCGCGCGGAGGCGCTGGGGTGGAAGCGTGTGGCCGGCCGCCAGCCGCCGTGCTGGGTGGCACGCCGTCTCGCAGTCGCCTGGAGAACGTCGATGGGGTGGGCGACCGCGTGGTCAGAGCACGGCACGGAGGCGAAGGCCCTCGCTCACGCGCTGCTCCTGCGCGACGTGGTGCTTTCCTGAGGTAGACTGTAGAGTCCGGCGCGGCGGTTTCCGCGCATCAACAACGTGCAGAGCAGGTGCAGTGATGGGCAAGTGGAACGACAGGGCGAAGGCAGCGAAGGCGGCGGCGGGTTCGGGCGGCAAGTACGTGAAGTTCGAGGACGGCACGACGATCGACTTCGTCGTCCCGGACGCCGACAACATCGGTGAGGAGCGCTCGTTCTGGCTCGACGGGAAGTCCGTGGACGCCGCGACGAAGGGCGCGACCGAGAGCGTCAAGATCGTGATCGGGATCTACGACTTGGACAGCCGCACGAACCGGATCCTGAAGCTCTCGGCGGGCACCTTCGCGGACCTCGGGAAGCTCCTCGACAAGTACGGCGAACGGATCGGCGTGTCCATCAGCCGCGAAGGAACCGGCATCAAGAACACGAAGTACAAGGTCAGCGCCCGCCCCGGGACCATCGGCGACGACGTGTGGAAGCACGCGGCCGACTGCGAGCCCGTCAACGTGCTCGACGAGCGCGGCATCTGCCCCCTGCCCGAGGCCGACGAGCCCGCGGCAGCACCCACCCCCACCCCCAAGCCGCGCCCCGCGGCTGCCAAGGCCGCGCCCGCGGCCCCCGCCGAACTGGACCCCGACGCTCCATTCTAGGGGTCGTCGCTCCCCACTCTCACCCGGTACGCGTCATGGCGACCGGGTCGAGCCCGTGGGAGGACCCAGTGCTCTACCTGGACATCGAGACGTTGCAGCAGGACCCCTATCCGTGGCTCATCCGCCCCGAGGCCGAGATCAAGGTCTCGCGCGCCATCAAGGACCCCGAGAAGATCGCCGCCCACCGGAAGGAAGCGGCGGAGACGCAGGTGGACGACCTGCGCCAGAAGTCGAGCCTCGACCCGTCCGTGGGTGGCGTGATCGTCGTCGTCGGGATCGGCGTCGAGGTGGAGGGCACGCCGTGGCGCGTGGCGACGCTCATCAACGAGACCGGTGACGAGACCGGCGAGAGAGTTCTGTTGGCGAAGGTCTCCGCCGGCCTGCTCCGCTACCAGACCGAGCCGCTGGTCTCGTGGAACGGCCCGTTCGACTGGCGCTACCTCGGCGTTCGCGCCCTCCGCCACGGCCTGCACGACCTCGCCCGGCGCGTGCGTGTCCCGAAGCCGTGGGGTGACCGCGGCCACATCGACCCCGCCGAGGCCTGGCGCCAGGGGCAGCGCTCCGGTGACTGCCTGTGGGCCCTCGACCACGTCGCGCGGGTGCTCGGGCTCGAGGTCGACGACCAGATCGACGGATCGAAGGTCTCCGCGGTGTGGAGCCAGCCCGACGGCCCCGCGACGGTGGCGCGCCACTGCGCCGCCGACGTGGAGCGCCTCCGTCACGTCACGCACGCCCTCCTCGCCGCGGGCTGGCTCGACCTGCCCCACGAGGAGATCACGATCCCCATCCCCCCGCCGCGGGGGTCGGCGGAGGATCTGGTGGCGCGGGCTCGCCGCCTCCAGTACACGACCGACCCGACGAAGGTGATCGAGGCGCTGACGCAGGCTGGGATCGGAACGGAGGGGCTCGCGGCGCTGAACGACACCAGCCCGCAAGCCATCCACCCGGCACTGGCGGAGATCCTGATCTCGCTCCCCACCCTCCCCACCGACCAGCTCCGCGCGTACCTCGTCGCGCTCGGGGGCCGGCCGTGACGTGGGTGCAGCCGGTGGGCAACCGGCCGGGGGGCTGGACGGACGGCGACCCGTGGCGCGACCCGTCGCCCGTGGGGCAGCACCTCCGCCCGTCGGAGGTGGACCTGTCGCTCCTGTGCGTGCTCGGTCGCCGCACCGCCGTAGAGCCCTGCCCCCGCTGCGGGGGCGTGATCGTCGAGCATGAGGACGGATACCGGGCGTGCACGCGCCCACAGCAGACCGGCGGGTGCCGCTGGTACGAGGTGAAGCCGTGACCGCCGCCGAAGCCGTCGTCGGGGCACGCTACCGCTCCACCGGTGGGCGGGTGATCCACATCGTGGGCACGGTGGGCCCGAATCGGCTCGCGCCGCTGTGCAAGGCCCCCGGCGGCGTGCAGTACCGGCACGGCCCCGGTCGCGAATGGCCACGCGCCCACATCGCCGACCCCGCAGCCCTCGCCCGCTGGCCCATGTGCGCCGAGTGCGAACGGCAGGCGACCGAAGCCGAAGCCGAAGACCCCGACGACGACCCCGTGCAGCCGTGGGGCTCCATGCCGGTGCGCCCGTGAGCCGTAGCCCCTCCCGCACCTGGTCGCGGCACCCGGGCCCGTCGGTGGAGGCCAGGATCCTCGCCTGCCTCGGCACCCCAGGCCCCGACGGGCCCGTGCCGTGGACGATCCGCGAGCTCGCCGAGGGCACCGGCGCCCACACGACGACGATCGCGGATCGCCTCCCTCGGATGGGCGGCGTCGAGCGGGCGGGGACAGCGCCGGCCTGGGGACGTGGTCGGTCGTCGCGCGCGCAGTTGTGGCGGTTGAAGCTCTAGTCTGTTCCATGCTCACAAGAATCTTATGATTTCTTGTGGCGCGTGGAATGGAGAGCATTAAGAGTAGTGCATCGGGGGGCCGAGAGAGCCGCCCCGAACGGAGCAACCACCATGACGACCTACACCACCATCGGCAGCGTCCGCGGCTCTTGCGGCCACGCCCACCGCACCATCGGCGCCGCGCTCGCGTGCGCCAACCGCGACAACCGCGCGGTGAAGCGCGGCAACGGCTCCTCCAGCTACTCCGACCGTGGTGTCGTGCGCTCGGACGGGCAGCGCCTCACGGAGCGTGAGCAGGAGGCGCTCGACGACGCCCGGTGGAGCGACTGACCCACCGCCGACCCGCTCCCCAGCCCGTACTCCGCGAGGAGACGGGCTCAAGCCGTCAGAACCCAGGAGCAACCATGTACTCTGACCTCCCCGAACGCTACGATCTGTACCTCGACTGGGCCCCGAACTGCTGGGGCCTGCCCTGCACCCTCGACGACTGCCTCGCGGTGGTGTCCCAGTGACCCCCGCCCACGAACTCACCGCCTCCGCCGCCTTCCTGGCCTGCGCCTGGGCTGGCCCCATGGCCCTCGTCCTCGCGGCCTGGGGCCTGTACCTCGCCGCCCGCCGCGCCCTCGACTGGGCCATGTCCCGCGCCTACGTCCGGGTGTCCCGGTGAGCCGGCTCGCGGTCGGCGACCGCGTGATCGGCCCCGCCGGCGACGGGCGGGTCATCGCCTCCCAGGTCGGCGCCGATGGGCCCGAAGCGAAGGTGGAGTGGCCCAACGGCGTGTCTCGCTGGTACCCGGCGAGCATGCTCGCCCGCAAGCGCGGCCGCCCGCCCCGCGCCCCGGGGGGCGACGACGGCACCCGCTGCGTCTCCCTCTCGATCCGCCTGCACCCCGTCGAGCGCGACGCCATCGTCACCGCCGCCGCGAACAGCGGGCTGTCGGTCGCCGACTACGTGCGCGGCCGGCTGGCGATGCCGCCCACCACCAACCCCTGACCTCGGAGCCCCCCCCATGGACATGCGCATCAGCCTGCACCCCGACCCCATCCCCCAGCACCTCCGGCGCCCGCTCGACCTCCGCCCGGGCAGCCCGTGCCCCGGGGAGGGCGAGCAGCTCACCGCCTCGTGGCTCGTCGACGGCCAGCGCGTCAGCGTCTCCGGCACGATCACCGGCGTCCTCCACGCTCACCCCTGGGACGCGCCGCCGAGCGTCGTGCTTCAGGTCGAGGGTGTGTGGCAGGCCGGGGCGGTGACGCCGTGATCCGCCGCACCGCACCACCCGCCCGCCTCGCGATCCGCCTCGGGGAGTGCGTGTGCACCGCCGACGCGGTCATCGTGGACGCCGCCCGCCGGATGGATGAGGCGGCGCACCGGGAGTGGATGTGGGCGAGGGTCGAGGAGAGGCACCGCGAACGGCGCTCACTCCACCCCGCGCCAGTCCCGTAGCGAGGGGTTGCTCGGGTGCAGGATGTGCCCCGTGGGCGCCAGGCGGGGATGTTCGAACCCCAGCGCGTGCAAGAGCTCGTGCGCGTCCCCGGTGGCGTCCTGCCGCGGGTGCAGGCGCACGGTAGCGGAGCGGATCCGCTCGCCCTCGGCGACGACGTGGGTCAAGCCCCACACGATCCGGGGCTCGTCGCCGTCGAACCCGCCCATCCCCGCCTCGGTGTCGAGGCTCGGATCGACGCGCACGGCGACGATCCCATCCCGCGGCGTGCAGTCCTCACCGCGCGCGAGGAGTCGCACCTTCTGCTCGTGCTCCTCGAGGGCGTCGATCGCCTCGACCAGCGCCACCCGGTCGACGCCGTCACCGGCGCACACCAGAGCGACGCCGGGCCAGTGCGCGGGCTGCGGCACGTCGACGGAGCGGACGCGCCCGTAGACGACTGCGGCACCGGCGGCGAGGGCGGTGACGAGGCCGGCGAGCCCGAGGGCCGCCTTGGACTTCGGGTAGGACATCAGTCGCTCCTGGTGGCGAGGTCAGCGGCAGTGATGATCCGAGTGTGCCGTGTCCGCGCGCGGAACTCCGCAGCTAGCCGCTGCCCGTCCTCGAATGCGGCGCGGAACTCCTCGCACCGCGGACACGGCACCCCGGCCGCGTACCCGTGCGAGCACTCGTCGGGCCCGCCGGCGAGCTCCCAGGGCACGGGCCGGGGGTGGTCGCTCACGACAGCACCCCCACGGCAATCCCGCCCCTGTACCGGGCCTGCACCGCTGCCCACGTCGTCGGGGTAGCCGCCGGGCCGTCCTCGATCGTGTCGACGATGCCGCCGTCGGGCGCGCGCTTGTCGGCCGAGTCGAGCAGGAGCCCGCTCGACGCGTCCGGGGCCTCGTACCAGAGGAACGTGTGACCGAGCACGCCCGGGGCGAAGGGGGTCCCCCGCCACCCCTGCACGATGTGCCAGGCGCCACGAACCGGGTGCGCGGGAGCCGGGGGCGCAGTCGCCACACCCGCCCGCAGCGCGGCGGTGACCGGCCCCCACGGGTCTCGGGTCTCGGGCCACAGGTGCCAGAGGTTCACGGGCGCCCGCGCCACGACGGCCTCGCCGTAGGCGGCGGCGAGCGTCGCGCGGACGTACACGCAGCAGAGCTGGTCGTTGGGGTTGTCGACCCGCAGCGAGGCGGCGACCTTCAGGAACGCGTCGAGGATCTTCACGGAGCACCTCCACCAGTGATCAGGCCCCACAGCCCCGGCCCCGAGACCCCGAGCCCCGCGGCGAGGGCAGCGAGGATCACGAGCGCCGCGAGCTGGTCGAGGCGCACCCGGTCAAGGATCCGCGACTCGGCGAGGCTCCGAAGGTAGCCCCGGTCCTCGCCGCGCGCCTGCTCCCGGGCCACGAGCCACTGCACCGCGGCGAGGATCAACTCGTCGCGCGCCTCGGGGGACAGGGCCCGCGGGGAGGTCGGCGGCCCGTCGCTGGCAGGGATCTCCGGCACGTCAGGCCTCCGCGTGGTGTCGGTGCTGCGCGGGCCGTCGAGCGAGCTCGAGCCGGCGGAGGATCTCCGTACCCCGGGCGGCGGACTGCGCCCCCTCGTCGGCCAGGCGGTGCGTCCGGGCGACCTCGGGGGCTGTCGAGTGCGACGCCGCGACCAGCGTCCCCGCGATCGCGCCGTCGAGGAGCGCCGACACCGCCGCCGCGATCACCAGCGCGATCAGCGCCAGGTGGCAGCCCTGCGCGAGCGCCAGGAGCGCCCCCGCCGCCGACACGAGCCCCGCGGGGATCACGAGCCGCTCACGCACGGCGATCACGAGTCGGACCGACCTGGGGATCGACACCGCCGCACGCATCACCCGCCAGTGCGCCGCCCCGTAGGCGCTCGAGCTGAGGGCGTACACCAGGAGCACGATCCCGAGCGCTGCGGTCACCGGCCCTCCCTGTAGGCGACGAGGTCGCCGGCCTGGTCGAGGCTCCGGGCCTTGCTGGTGTCGAGCCCGCGGCGCTTGGCCTCGGCCTCGTCGGCAACGTAGAGCCGCACGATCACCGCGTGGCGCACGGCGTGATCGTCCGTGAGGCACCAGGGGCACGCCGACAGGTAGTCGAGCTGCGTGGCCGCCCCCTTGTCGAGCGCCGCCACCCTCGACACCCGGCCGCGGGCGTCCACGACGGACCCGAGGTCAGGCATCGGGGCCGCCGCGCACTCCGGGCACACCCACACCGTCCCCGCCGTTCCGACGTGGATCACGCGACCTCCCACAGCACGAGGCCGCCGCCCCGCGACTCGACGGCGACGCCGCCGACCTCGGAGCGGATCTCGACCGAGAGCGTCCCGCCCGTCGTGCAGTCGGCGTAGATCGCGACGCGGGCGATCCGGTCGATCGCGCCCGCGGTGAACGCCGTCCACACGTCGATCGCGGTGACGGTGCCGACGTAGGACGCCGACGCGATCGTCCACCCCGCGGTCGCCGTGGCGAGCACGAGCCCCCCGCCGGCGGACATCCGGAAGTTCTGCGCGGTCGAACCGCTGGCGGTGGTCACCGACAGCTCCCCGGTGATGATGTACTTCCGCCCGGCGACCAGCGTGAACGAGGCAAGCACCGAGCCGGTGACCGCGTCGGAGGTGGAGAGCGCCGCGGCGGGCACGACCACGGCGCCGAGGAGCGCGAGCCCCGTGGCCCGGGTGTAGAGGGCAGCGACGCCGCTGGCGTCGAAGCCCGCGAGGCGCGAGGCGGTGCCGGTGTGGCCGCTCGTGGTCCACGCGAGGTTGCTGGCGAGGGCAGCGTGATCGGTCGTGCCGCCCGACACGACCGGGATCGCGTTCGCGGCGACCTCGATCACGGGCCGCTCGACGGTGACGCGTACCACGCTCACGAGGACCACACCTTGCGGATCGTGCAGTCGCCGAGGAGCACCGTCGCCACGTACGTCGGGCCCGACCACGAGAGCCGGATCGCGTACTCGGCGAGCCGCGCGGTAAGGGCGGCGGTCTCCGCGGCGGTCGCCGAGATCAGGATGTACCCGTCCGCGAGGAGCCGGGTCGCGTCGCCGGTGCTGCCGACCGTCAGCGCGAGGAGCACCGTCCCATGGTTCTGCGCGGTGATCTGGCCCGTGCCAGTCGCGGCCGAGAGGTCGAAGCCCACACCGTCAGCGTCGAGGAGCCGCACCACGATCGCGAGGTTGTCCCCGATGATGACCTCGATCGCGTGTCTGCCGGGGGTGCTCGGGTACGCCACACGTGCCTCACCGTCCGGAGCGTATCACGTCTGATACGGGCCGTCAGTCGGCGCGGACCCGGAACGACGCGACGCCGCCGGACGCGGTAACCTCGCACTCTGCGACACGGCGCGCCCCCGCGGGCTCGTACACCGCCACGCAGACCTGCACGACCCGCCCGGAGGCGACACCCACCAGCGGCAGCACGGCGGGATCCTGGGAGCACGACCCGTCTGGACGAGAGACGACCGGGATCGCCCACGACTCGGAGCAGGTCGCGGCGCACACGTCGCCCTCCTCGCCGAGCGGCACCTCGATGTGCCCCACGCTCGAGAGGGACCCCGCGGGGAAGATGGCGAGGTTGACAGACTGCGACGGCACCCAGTCGAGGACCTGCCACCCGAGAACGGCGCCCGCTCCGCAGGTGTCGCCGCCGGTGTGCTCGGGCGCCGGGAGTTCGCCGGTGTGCTCGGCGCTGTCGAGCGGCAGTGGCTCGCCGCTGTCGACGGGCGGAGCGTCGGTGCTGCACGCCTGGACGCGAGCGAGGGGGGCCACGGGGGCATGGTCGGTGCACGCGAGCAGGAGCAGGAGCATGGGCCCTCCGTTGGACAGGTACGCGCGGCGAGCGCGTGGCATTCACGCCGTCAGCAGCGCGACCGCGACGGCCTCCGCCTCGGCGGCGCTGGCGATGCCCTCGTGGCGCCGAGGCTCGCCAGGCAGGCCCTCGAGGTACACGGCCCACGCGCCGTCTGCGGGCGCGACCCACACGAGGACGGTCTCGTCGCGCACGTCCCCCGCGGGGTACCACGCCACGCATCCGCCGCCGAGGTCCTCCCTGGTCGTCTCCACGCGCGCCTCCTCCTACAACAGCCGCTCCACCACGTTGCCCCACACCGTGGGGTTGCTGGCGGTCCCGGCGTTGAGCGAGAGCCACAGCAGCGCGCAGGTGCCATCGTAACAGCGGGGCCCAGCGGTGAGGACGCCGCCCGCCCCGCCGATCGCGGTCTGCCCGACGTTGGTGGCTGGGAACGGGACGATGGCCAGCATCCGGTAGATCACCAGCGAGACCGAGCCCGTGACGAGGCTCGTGCCCAGCGTCAGCCCGCCCCCGCTCGCGTTCGTGATCGCGCGCACGCCGCGGTCGCCGTCGGCGAGCCGGAAGGGCACGACGGTGCCGATGACGGGGGTCGCGGGGATGAGCATCGGCAGCGCGGAGAGGGTCGCCACCCGCCCGGTGGTGCCGTCGCTGTTGGTGTAGTTGACTGTGCAGTTCGAGATCGCCGCCGCGTTCGTACTCGCGGCGGTGAACAGCAGCGCGAGGCCGTAGCCCTCGCCGTTGCTGCTGCCGTTCGCGTCGCGCGCGGGCAGGGTCCCCGTGGTGATCGCCTGCAGGGTGGTGGTGGTGACCACGGCGCCGGTGTTGATCCACACGATGTCCACGAGCATCGCCATCCCGGCGATCGTGCTGGACCCAGCAAGGTTGTCCAACGTGTTGGCGTAGCCGCTCGTGGCGTTCGCCCACGGGATGCATCCGCCGTCAGTGGTGGTCGTGCCGTTCGTCGTGCGGCCGTTGAGGCCCGGCGTCCCCGGTGCCCACGCCCCCGGCTGGCCGGCGTCCTTGTGCATGGAGTACCAGTTGCCCGCCGCTTCCGGCGCCGTCCCCGCCTTCAGGATCATGAACGGTCGCCCGGCGCGCACCGTGCCGGACGCGGGGCGGGGGCTCCCGTCGGCCTGCAGGATCATCCAGCCCGCACCGGCCTCGTACTGCAGCGACTCCCCGGGCCCGAGCCGGCAGGGGCACAGCGGCCGCGCGGTGGTCCCGTCCCACAGGTCGACCGAGGTGGCGACGGTGACGGTTGTCGAGGTGTTCCGCAGCGTGAGCGACTTCACGATCCGCTTGCCCGCGCCCGGCGAGCCCACGATCGTGGTGGTCGTCGCCGAGGAGATCGAGCCCGGCGCCACCGCGTCGATCGTGATCGCGCTCGAGGCGTCGTCCCCGTAGCTCGCGGCGTAGTGGAGCACGTCGGTGGTCGTCGTGGTGACCCGCAGCGTGGTGGTGGTGGTGAGCACGATCCCGAGCGACATCAGAGACCCCCGAAGAGAGCGAGCCGGCGCGCACTGGTGACGACCGCGGACCCTGCCGTGGTGACGTAGCTCTCGGAAGCCACCTGCACCCACCCGGACCCGTCGTAGTACTCGAGCACGGTCAGCGTGGTATTGGCCCGGAGTCGGCCTGCAGTGGACGCGCCGCGCTGCGCGGTGGTGCCGGTTGGGACCACGGCGCCACCGGTGCCGGGGATCGTGGGGTTGCTCGCGAGGCCGACCGTGGGCGCGCCCGAGACGCCTGACCCGTCGGTGACGCTGATCTCCGACGCCGTGCCGGTGATCGATCGGACCGTCGCCGTTCCCGCACCCGTGCGCACCACGAGCCCGGTGGAGGCCAGCCCGGCGTAGGCGGTGAGGTTGCTGTTGAGCGGCTGGTAGTGGGCGGAGTAGTCCGAGGAGAGCGCCGTGACCGCGCCCGTTCGCCCGAAGACGGAGGACACCGAACCGCCGCCTCCGCCTCCGCCGCTCGGCACCGTCCACACCACGGTCCGGTCGCTGTCGGACGTGAGGACGAGCCCGGGCGTTGACGGCGCCACCCACTCGTACGCGGTGCCGCTCCACGAGAGGACCGAGCCTGGACGCGACGGGCGGGGGATCGGCTGGCTCATGACGAGGTCCCCGCGGAGGGCGGAATCGCCAGCAGCTCGAGCTGGCACCCGCCGCGGAACCAGTCGGGTCCACCGCCCACCATCAGGCACGGCCGGTCGGCGAAGTCGTGCCCTTCCTCCGCCCACCGCGAACGCACTACAGAGGTCGTCAGGCGCACGCAGTCGCCGATCGTCGCCGGGGCCAGGTGCAGGCCGGCGGTGCGGATCGAGATCCGCTCGGGGACCCGCAGCATGTAGTAGCGGAGCCGCGCCGTGATCTCGTTGCAGATCGCGTTGCCGTTGCTCCACACGTAGGGGAGCGTGATCTCCCGCCGGTACGCAACTGGGCGCGTGTCGATCGTGGACTCGGAGGGCTGGTCGAAGCCACCGTCTGCAGCGTCGAGGCGGAGGTAGCGGTACTCGGCGGGCTGCCTGCCGTCGAATGGCTCGTAGCTGAGCTCGCTGATGTCGTCGTCGCTGCACCGCCAGGTCTCGGCGGCTTCGCCTCGCTCCACGTCGACGAGGCATCGCGCGGTGACAGCGCCCTGCCGCATCGTCAGGAAGTAGCCGCCGGGCGCGAGCAGCCCCGCCATCCACGAGGATCCGGACTCCTGCCGATCGTACTCGACCACCTCCCAATCGTCGTTTCCGCTCGCGGGCTGGCTTAGGCCCTTGTGCTTCGCGATGTCACCGGCGTCGACGAACGCGGGCGGGAGGGCGTAGCCCCATGCCTCGGGGAGCAGGTCGGCGGTGCCGTTGCTGCCTGCGGCCGAGGTGGTGCTGGTGCCGGTTGACACCAGGATCCGCCTGGCGAGTGTGAGCGGGTGCCCCTTGGTGTAGACGACCTCGCGGACCACGTTGCCGTTTGCTGCGGCGCTGGCCGTCGTGCCGAAGAGCGCCGTGCCGATGGTGCCGGTGAAGGTGGTTCCCGTCTTGCCCGTCGAGAGGAGCAAGAACCCATCGCCGGTGTTGGACGTGACGAGGTACATGTAGCCCTCGCCTCCGCCCTGGTTTGACTGCTCGAAGCCCGTGGTTGACGCGACGTTCACGGTGGGATCGCCGGCCGAGTACGCCCCCCCGCTGATGGTCGTCTCGGACAGATTGTCGAACAACCCGGCCGCCATCCCGGCGAGAACCGTGGAGGTCACGAACCGCGACGTGAGCGACCCTGCGAGGTCCTGCACGGTGAGCGACCAGCCCGAGCCGAGCACGTAGGACAAGCCCCGCACGCAGCCCACGAACACCGTCTCGAAGCGGTCGGGGGGCCAGCCCGCGAAGCCGATCCGGAGCTGCACCACGAGCCCGCGGGTGACCTGCCGGGACACGTCGCGGGTAAGCCCGAGCGTGAGCATCGAGGTGGTCGCCGTGAACGCGGGGATCTGGAGTTCGCCGTAGCTGATCCGGTTGCCCATCGCGGCGATGGCGTGCTCGTACCCGTCGACATCGAACGAGCTGATCCGCAGTTGTCGAGCGCCCTCGATCTTGAATTGCCCGACCTCCACCGACTCGAGCAGGAACCGCGGCGAGTACGACGGCGAGCGGAGCCGGTCGATGAGCTCATCCGACCAGGCCATCAGATCCCCCGGATCGTGGCGGTCGCGGTGTCGGTCGCATCCACGTCGTACTGCGCGCCGCCCGCGGTCGCGGTGCTGGCTCGGTACGCGGTCGCGTCGGCGTACGCCTTCTCGAGCTTGTTCGGGGGCTCCTCGAAGGTGCCGTCGAGCGTGTACGTGATGCGGTGCTGGGTCTGGAGGATGTCGCTGTTCAGTTGCGCCGCCGACAGGCGGAGGTACGGCCAGAACCGCGCATCCCGCACGAACACCCACGCCTGCTCGGAGTAGTCGTGCAGGAGGCCGCCGGTGTCCAGGGTGATCGTCTTGCCCGTCCTCGCCGTGATCACCACCTCTTCGCGCAGCATCTCCGGCCCGGGGCCCTGCACAATGACGGTCCCGCCTGCGGTGAGCGACGGCGTGCCCCAGTCGTTCCAGAGGTTCTCGCGGATCCGCAGCGTAAGCTCGCCGCGGCGCGGGAGGGTCTGCAAGAACCCTCCCCACATGCAGTCATCCTCCTCGGCCAGCGCGATCGTCCCGTTTCGCTTGAGGTGCCCGATGATCGCCTGCAACTCGCGGATCACGCCGGGAGACCGCAGCGCGTTGAGGTACTCCGCGTTCACTCGGACCTGCATGAGCCCGACGTGGTTCTGTTGCGTCCGCCGGCCCGACAGCGACTCGAGCACCGTGGAGCGGCGGACCTCGTACTCGATGAGCTCGGAGAGCGCGCGCCCGAGGTCCAGATCCCGCAGCGGGGACCGGTCCCCAGGGGCGTACCAGTAGATGTGTGCGCTCATGGTCCGAGCCCCGCGAGCGTCTCGCCGAGCCCGTACGGCCCCAGCAGGCCCTGCATCTGCCGGATCATGTCGCGCGGGCTGTCGGCGACCACCGTGACGTTGATGGGCGAGCCGCCCGATCGGCCCTCGCCGACCGAGCTAATCCGCTCGCCCTCGTGGACAACCGCGAGCCCTCCGCGCTGGATGCGCGGGGTGCCCATGTCGAAGAAGGGGACGTTGATCCCAAACAGCTTCTTCTCTCCCTTCGCGGCCTTCAAATCGGTGCCGAGGAAGTCGCCTTCCTTGTCCTTGAACGGCTTCGTCAGCGGGGCCAGGAGCTTCCCGATCGCCTCGGCGATCTTGTCGGGCAGGCCGTTCAGCGCCTCGTTCATGCCGTCCCAGACCCCTTTGAGGATCGCGCCGTACAACCCGCCGGAGAGCAGGGACGACAGGCCGTCAGCGAGCATGGTGGGGAGGTTCTCCGCGAGGCTCGTAACGAGGTCGCCGATCAGGGTGGGGACGAGCGCGGCGATCGAGCTGACAAGCTCGGGGACCATCTCCATGATGATGCCCGGCAGCGCGATCACGGCCTCCACGATGGCGACGACGAGGTCGGGGATCGCGTCGATGATGCCGGGCAGGGTCTCCGTGAGGGCCTTGCTCAGCTTCTCCGGGAACGCCTCGAACATGTCCACCAGCCCGTCGACGGTGCCGGCGATCTGGTCGATGATGTCCGGCAGCGCGACCACCGCAGCGATCGCCGCGCCGACCGGGCCTGCTGCGCCGAGCGAGGACATCACGCCGCCGGCGCCGCCGGAGAGCATCCCGGGCAGGCCCTTGAGTGCCGCTGCTGCGATCCCGCCCCCCCCGCCGTTGAGGGCGGCGGCCAGCCCCGAAGTGTCGATCGCCCCGGCCTGCGCCGCGATCCCCGCGCCGGTGGCCTCCGCTGCGATGGCCGCGTCGTTCCACGCCAGCATCTGCGCACGGATTCGCGCGGAGTCGGCCGCGTCCTCGGCCGCCAGCTTCGCCAGCTCCGACTGCATGGCGCGGAGGGCGGCGGCGTCTTCCGCAGCGGCCTTTGCCGACTCCCGATCGGCCTCGGCGCGGCGGCGCTTCGCCTCCTCGAGCTTCCTCTCGGCGTCCACCCCGTCGAGGATGTCCTGGTTCACCGACTCGCGGGCCGACGCCTCGCGCTCCATGTAGGCGGTGCCGTCCTTCACGAGCTGCGCCTCGGTGGCCCGGATCTCGTTGAGCCTCTCGCCGTCGGCGATCTGGGTCTGGATGGCCCCGGACAACGCGCCGGCGACCTCGGACGCGCCCAGCGTGCCGATGCCCAACGCGACCCGGCGGAGCATCGACCCGCCACCGGTGTCGCCTCCGACCTTCTCCGCGGCCGCGTCCCGCAGCTTCCCGAGTTTGTCCAGCGCGCCGGTGAGGGCGAAGGACAGGTCGCCGACCGCGGTCAGGAGGTCGCCGGACATCGACACCGTGAGGAGGTCGATCTCGTCCCGGAGCCCCTTGGTGCCGTCCTTGTACCGGTCGAGCGATGCCTGTGCGTCCTTCGGGATGATCGCCTGCAGCCCGGCCTTTTCCAGCCGCTCGCCGGCCTCGAAGGCAGCGGCGGCGAGCTGCACCCCAGCGAACGCCAGCGCCCCCACCGCGACCACGGACAGAGCAGCGGCGGCCCCCATGGCGCCGATCGCGCCTGCTGCGCCGCTGATCTTGCCGGTCAACTCGAACGCGACTTCGCCGAGCATGCCGAACGAGCCGCCCATCATCGTGAGCGACTTTTTCACAGCCTCCTCGGCCGACTTGATGCCGGCGGTGACCTGCTTCGCCGACGCGTCGACGGACTTGACCGCGGCGGCCGTCGTCTGCGCCCCCTGCGCGGTCATCGTGATCTGGTACTGGACAACCTCCCTTACGCTCACGAGCCACCGCCTACGACGATCACGGGCTGCGCGCCGCTCGGGAGCCGACGGAGTCGATCCTGCTCGCCCTCCTCACCCGCCGACATGGCCAGCACCGCGAAGGCGAGCGCGTGGTCGGGCAGCGAGAGCAGTTCGTGGGGCATGCAGCGGTACCTCCGGGCGATCCGGTCGAGTAGCTCGAGCGCCTCAGGGCGCTCTGCGAAAGGGGGTCACCTCGCGGACGAGGGTGGTGTGCATGTGGGCGATGACCATCAGCCCGAGCGAGACGCGATCCTCAACGGACATCAGCGCGGCGATCCACACGCGATCCGCGCCGAAGTCGGCGTCCTCCTCGCGCGGCACCAAGCGCAGCGGGGCGCGCGGCCCGGCGCCCTCGGGGAGCGTCCGCACGAGCTGCAGGGGGTACGGCTGCGGGAGCTCGTGCGCGCCGTCCACCGCGGCGCAGAGGTGCGCGGTCGCTCGGTCGTGGAGCGCCTTTGCGCCCTGCTCGGTGCTCGCCAAGCGCGACAGCTTCGTCTCGCGCGCGGCCGCCTTCTGCGCCTCGATCAGGCCGCGCCGGCGCTCGGCTTCCTCGGCGGGCACGCCGTCGGTGATCAGCGCGAGCATCCCCGCGTCCTTGGCGGCGTCCTCGGCGGCCAGCGCAGCAGCGGCGCCGGCGAGCTCGGCCGCGCCGACCTGCGAGAGCTCGTAGGTGGACGCAGGCCGGATCCGGAGCGCGAGCGACCCCCACAGCAGGTAGCCCTCGCGGGCCGTCGCGAGCCGCTGCGCAAGCGGCAGGGGCGGCGGAGCGGGCTCGGGCGGGGGCGGAGCAGGCTTCGGGGTGCGGGCGCGCTTCACGGGGCCTCCTGGCGTGCGGCTGCGGCCTTGCGGGCCGCCTGCTCCTCGTACCACGCGCGCACCTCGGCGGCCTCGTCGTCCGTGAGCGGCACGGGGGCGGATCCGTCGCGCGGCTCGGAACGACGAACGAGCGCCGTGATGCGCGCCCGCTCGGGGTCTGCCTCGCGAGCCTGCGCCCTGGCGATGGTGTCGTGGGCGCCCATCAGACGGCTGCCGCGTTGGCGTTGCGGAACTCGATGTTGAGCCCGCTGTCGGTGGCGTCGTTGTACACCTTCCACTCGATGTCATACATCAGCCGCCCCGGCGAGTCGGAGGCCAAGTCGCACTTGGTCATCACGGCGTTGTGGCCGGTGATGGCCAGCCGATCGTTGGCGGTCGCGCCGGTGAACGTCAGCACCAGATCCCCCTCGGCCTCGGCGGCGAAGTTGGTGAGTACCGACGTGTCGATCACGTAGCAGCGGGCGGTGATCGTGATCTCGACCATCCCGGACTCGCCGGGCTCGGCGGTATACAGCGACCCGACCCGCGGCGTGCGGGTCAGGTTGTTGTTTGCCTTGACGCTCAGGGACTCGGGGAACAGGTCGGTGCGGCTGTTCCATGCGATCCCGGTCGCGGCCATGTGGTGGGCCAGGATCTCGTCACCCGCGACGAACGCGGCCGTTCCCGAGAGGGTGGTGGGGTCGCCGGCGCTGCGGCCGATGATGTCGCACTTGACGCGAACGGGAGACCGCGCCGAAGCGCTGATCTCCCACCCGCTGACGACACACCCCGCGAACACGCGCACCAGGTCCGTCTCGGTGCGGTGCCCGCCCATGCGGACCTGCATCGTCAGCCCGAGAACGGTCGAGCTGATGTTGCCGGGATCGAGGTCGTGGGTGTAGGGCCCCGCGCCGGCAGTAACGTAGGTCGCGCCGAGCATGTAGCTGAACATCAGCAGCGTCGCCTTGTGGTCGTACAGGGGCACGAACTCGATCGAGCCGCCCACGTCGACACCCATCAACGCGTGGTCGCGCGGAAGGCGGCTGGTCGAGGTCGCCGCACGCCCGAAGAGGTGCGGGATCGTCTGCCGGTCGTGCGTGACGGTCAAGTTCGACGACACGATCGGGAGCCAGTGCGTCAGCGGGGTGACGGGGGTCCCCCACGTCGTCTCTTCGGCGAGTCCGATCCCGGCGGAGTAGCCGATCAGTCCGTTGCTCACGTAGCCTCCTCGACGGCGTCGATTACTCGCACACCGATCCGATCGTTGATCTGTCGATAGAACGCGGTCCCGCCGGGTTGCAGCGTGCGCACGATGAGCGAGACGGTGTAGTTGTCACCGTTCGTGCCCGCCGCGATCGGCACCTTGAGCCACAGCGAACGCTCCGCGCCGGTCTCGCCCTTCGTCTCGATGTACCGGGACCCCGCGCCGTTGGTTGGGAAGATCGTGGCGGTTGCCGACGTGGTGCCGTCCTGCTCAAGCGCTGCGTGAAGGACCGCCCACGGCTCCTCGTGGGCGCGGCGGCCCGCGAACGGCGTCTCCCGCTGCTCGAGCACACGCGCCAGGTCGACGGAGACCACCGCGGTCTCGCCCGCCGTCTTCGACACGATGCGCCGGGGGCGTGACAGCCCGGGGGGGTGCCGCTGGCTCGTGTGCTTGTCGGTCGCCGGCTTGCCGAGCTCGATGTAGCCGTCCTTGATGCTCGCCATCGTCACCGCGGCGGAGCCGTCGCCCTGGGTGCTGACAGTGTCGTAGTACACCCAGAAGAGCACCAGCGTGTTCCCGACGTTGGGGAAGGTGGCGGCGTCGATGCGCAGCCGGCCGGTGCGGTTGGCCTTGGAGAAGGCCCCACCCCCGGGCTTGTCGACATCGTACCCGGGGACGAGCGTGTACCCGTCAGCGTACGTGATGCGCAACTCGTTGCCGCTGCTGTCGATGGCGTCCCAGAAGTCGTCCCAGTCGCTCGGGATCGTGATGTCCACGTCGGCCGTCGCGGTCGCGGTGCCCTCGTGGACCGTGATCGCGGCGCGCTTCTGGTAGTCCTCGTCGTACCAGCTCATGGAGCACCCGCCCGGCGATTGCTCCACCCTACCACGAGCACCACCTGCGCGGCACCCGGTGAGGTCGGATCTGCGTCGGAGTCGATCGACCCAGCCGACACGGTGAGGGACTCGGCGCGGTAGAGCGCCGAGGTGTTGTCGTCGATGGCCCCGCGGATGGCGCCGATCAACAGCGACATCGCCTCGACGCTGGCGCGAACACGCCCGTCGAGGTCGTCAGACTCGACCGGGACCCACGCTACCACGTCGACGGAGACCTCGTCGTCCCAGTGGTGGAGGACCGGGCCTTGCGTCGAGCGGATGTTCGGGGCCGAGATTCCGACAAACGGGATCCGCGGCGGGTGGGTGTACCTGCCGAACAGGATCGCCCCGGTGTCGCGCAGGTCGAGCGCCGCGTTGTGCAGCGTCGCGAGCGAGTCGCGGATCGCGAGGTGCTGGTCGACGAGGTCACCCACGGGTGAGCCTCTCGGTGGTGACCGCGGCGAGCGTGTCGGGGATCTTGGCAGCGGCATCGCGGCCCGCGGGCAGGATGGCGGGCCGGTGCGCGGAGACGATCGAGCGGACCAGCCGCCAGCGGATGTCGATCGCGCCGCTGGCCTGCGACGCGAGGAAGCGCCGTCCGTCGCGGGTGCGGATCACGAACAGGCGCGGCCCCGACCGCGGGCCGACGTTGCGCAGCTCGTCGCGGAGAGGGACGGCGAGCCACGGGGAGCCGTACACGCGGCCGCCCGTCTCGAAGCCGGCGGCGGCCGGGTGCGTCGCCGACAACGCGATCCCGTCCTTCGACGTGGTGCCGCGGATCGTGGGCGCGACCGAGCGGTGTGCACGACGACGTGCCGCCGCCACGGCGGACTCGCCCAGCTTCGCCAGCGCGGCCGTGTGCGCCTCGTGCATGCGCTCGAGCTCGCGGGAGACCCGCGGCGCCCACTGGTCGACGGTCTCAGCCGACACGCGACCCCCAGATCGTGTAGGGCGCCAGGGCAGCGACTACCTCAGGCGGCAGGAGGTCGGTGGCGGCCGCGACCGACATCGACTGCCCGCCCGCCGACGAGGACAAGAGCGGGCCGGTGTGCCGCCCGTGGAGCAGGTGCCGAACCGCCGTGGCAGTGATCGCGACGAGCGCCGGAGGCGTGGTGGCGTAGCCGCCGACGACCACGCAGCGGTTGACGCGCGAGGACATCGACCACGCCTTCCCGGCGTTGGGCTTGAGGATCAGCGAGGACCCGTCGATCACCAGGTCGGAGAGCGTGACCGCGTCCACGCTGCCATACGTCCAGTCCACGGAGACGTGCGCCGAGGTCACCGACGCGATCGGCACCCCGAGCGACACGACCCGCGGATCCATCAGCGGCACCGGGTACCGGGTGTATGTCGTCGACTGGAGCGTGTGGACGCCGGAGTCGGCGGTGGGGAACCCGCACGCGCCCGCCATCAGGCCGTCTGCCTGCGCGATCATCGTCGTCAGCAGCACCTCGTCGCCCGTGAGCGCGGGGTAGTGCTGGCGGACCTGCGCTGTGGTCACGAGCGACACGGATCACCGGCGGCGGGAGGGCTTCGGGGGAGCGATGGGGAGTGGCTCTGGCTCCGGCGCGGGCTCGATGGCCACGGGAGCGAACAGGTCGGGGAACGTGGCCAGCAGCCGGCTGGCCTCGTCCTCGTCGACCTCGCGGGCCTCGCCGGGTTGCCACGCCGTGTGGACCGAGGAGGAGTACCCCCCGGCCCACGGCACGGTCTCGGCGAGGCGCAGGATCACGGGAGCGGGGCCTGCTCGAGCTCGAGGACGACCACGGTCTGCGTGGCCAGGCCGCTACCGCTGTGCGCCATCGCGATCTTGACCACGTCACCGGAGGTCAGCACCGCGGCCAGACCGGTCGGGGCGGTCAGGGTCTCGGGCGTGTCGGCGACCGAGTTGGTAGCCGCGTAGGAGCGGCTCGTGATGGTCGTGCTGGTGGTCACGTTCGACACGGTCGCCGTCACGAAGTTCGTGCCGTTCGCGGTGACGGCCGCGCTGGGGACGAGCTTGGCGGAGCGGATCAACCACTTGCCCGGCATCGAGAAGATGTAGGTGTACGACTTGGCGGTGCCGGCGGCGTTGATCTCGCCGCTGCCAAGCACCATCTGAGCGACCTTGAACATGGGACCTCCCTTGACACCTCGACCCCGTCGGCCGAACCGTACGGGGCAGGTGCCGCTGACGCGTGGGCGCGTCAGAGGTTGTAGCTGTAGTGGACATCCTTGATGGTGGAGGCCACGGCATCCTGCGCGCGGAACAGGTACCGGCCGCGAGCCACGGCGGTCACGGTGTTGTTTTCGATGCGGGTCGCCGTCTCGAAGCGCATGCCCATCCGGGTCACGAACTCGAAGCGGCTCGCGTCGAACTGGAGCATCCCGGTCGTGGTGCCCGAGCCGGTGTAGAGGCCCGTCGATGCGAGGTCGGCCGTGAGGGGCGCCGGGATGCAGACCGGCAGGAAGCCCGAGAGGAACCCGACCTGACCGGGCAGGAGCGGGGCCTGGTTGGGGCCGAGGGAGCCGGTGAGCGCGCTGGCGTAGGGGCCGGCCTTGTCCCAGGTCAAGAACTCCGACCACGACAGCATCGTCGAGAAGAAGTACTCCCACGAGGGCGCGACCACGACGCGGTTCCCGCCCTGGCCCATGCGGCTGTTCATCAGGTTCTTCGGCCCGAGCTTCGCCAGCGCGACGAGGAGACCCGCGAAGGTCTTCGCAGCGGTCTGGTCGGTGGTCATGCTGGTGAGGTCGGCGGCGCGGGCGCGCAGTCCGAGCCAGGCGCGGCGGTGGTCCGCCGTGGTGCCGAGGCCGGAGGTCCCGCCGAGCTCGCCGCGGCCGTCCCAGGTAGCGATCGCGTCCTGGTGCGTGGCGTTGGTGTCGCCGTTGATGATCGCGTCGTCGATGGCCCACCCGAAGGCGCGCGCCATCTCCTCGCGGATCTCCGGCATGATCGCGATGATCGAGTCCTCGTCAAAGTCCCGCTCGACCTGCGCGGCCACGTACAGGGGCTTCGTGTCGATGCTGTTGTTCGACGTGGTCCAGGTGCTGATCAGCGCGTCGGCCGGGTTGTTCGTGGTCGGCACGCCGTTGACGTAGGCGCGGAGGCGACCCGAGGACCGGCTCGGGATCTTGATCGTGCCGGGGCTCACCATGCGCTGGCGGAACAGCGCGGCAAAGCCGGTAGGCGCCTGCACGTCACGCTCGAGCTCGGGCAGGAAGGTGTCGGGCACCCACTCCGCGCCGATACCGGCCGAATCGGCGAAGATCTTCGCGACGACAGGACCGCACGCGGCGGCCGCCGAGCGGACCTCGGCATCGAGGAGCGGGGTGTGCTTGCGCTCCAGGAGGGAGCGCGCAATCGAGCGGCGCTCGACGGCGCGCTGGAGCCGGAGCTGCTCGGTGGTGCGGGGGTTCGGGTCGTCGAGAAGGCCGGGGTGCCAGGTGCGGTACACCTCGTTCCCGGACACCGCCTTGCGGAAGTCGCCGACCATCTGCACGGCGTCGTCGCCGGCGACCTGGAAAGACTTCCGGTTCTCGGAGGTCATCGCGTCGGACTTCGCCGTGTAGAACATCAGGTCGCGCTCGGTGCCACCCTGCACGGAGCGCTCGCGCTCGGCGCGGTGGGTCGCCTCGACGGCCTGCCGGACCTGCAGCTGCGCGGTCTGCACGGCCTCGATCTTCGCGGCGAGGTCGGTCACCTGACCGCCCTGGGCCTTCACGTCGTTCTGGATGCCGGCGAGCTTGTGGGCGAGCTCCGCCGCTGCCTTCTCGGCTTCGGTCATGGGATCCTCTTCAGGTGCTCGAGCACCAATGCCGCGACGGAAGGCGCGGGCGGTTTGCTGGCGGGGACGGCTTCGACGAGGCCGCGGACGACATCGGCGAAAGCGGGGAGGGTGCGGAACTCGTCGAGAACGACGGCCGCGAGGGCGTGCACGTCTTCGGGGCGCGCGGTCCGCAGCATCTCGGCGAGGACCACGGACGGGGATGGCGGCGCGTCGACCTTGCCGAAGTAGGAGCGCTGGAGGGCTTCCGGGTTCATCGGGATCGTCGCCGACGAGAACTCCATCAGTTCGTTGGCCTCGAGATAGTACCCCGACACCTTCATCTTTCCGAACCAGGTCTCGACCTCCACGGGCTCCTGGTAGGCGGCGTGGTCCTGCGGCAGCTTGTGCCGCTCGGTGCGCTTCCCGGCGCGAAAGCCGACCGAGCCCGCGCGGCGGATGCCCGAGAGGTGCTGGTGGCCGACGGCGCGGATCGAAGGGTCGGGGCTGTCCATGTCCCAGGCGACGCGGATCATGAGCTTGCCGGCGTCGTCGCCCACTTTCGGAACGGAGACCTCGACACCACGGCCGACCACGCGGCCGGTGTTGTGGTTGTCGAGGATCACGGGATTCGCGCGGAACGAACGCAAGCGCCAGTCCTGCCGCACCACGTCCATCGCGCGGTCGGGGGCGTCTGTCGAGGCAACGAAGAGGGTGGTCCCGCTCTGCTTGTCGGATCCGCCGGCCTTGACCAGCACCGAACTGCCGCCGTCGGCGCGCTGGTGGCACACGTCCCAGGCCCACGAGACGCCGTCGGATCCCTCGTCGTCGTCGATCACGCGGCCTCCCTGGTGAGCAGTCCGGAGGCGAGCCGATCGGCACGCTCCGCGGCGAATGCTCGGAGCGTATCAGAACTGATACCACCGCGCAAACCAGCCCGCACCGCCTCGATCGTGGAGCCCACCGTGGACTCCGCCCAGGCGCGCGCCGTGGTGGGATCGGCGAGCTGCGACGCGACCGCGAACGCGCGCTCGACCTCGACAGCGCGAGCGGGGGTCACGTCGACGCCGGCGTTCGCGGCGCTGGCCATCACCTCGTAGCGAGGCCGGGCGTCGGTGAGGTACTCGAGCACGGTCGCGGCCTTGTCGCCTTGCGGCTCCTCGGGCTTCTTCGACGTGCCGTTGCTCGGGGCGACGGTCGCCGCCTTCGCGGGGTCCATCTGCGGCGCGTCGTCGAAGCCCTCGTACGCGGCCGCGACGTTCGGGTCGGCACCGAGGGCAACCCAGGTCACCACGCGCTGCTGGCGCTCCGTGTACGACACCTGCAGCGCCTCCACGTCCTGCATGTCTGACTCGATGCGTACGCCCGTGCGCGCGAGCGTCGAGAACGCGTCGTCGAACGCGCGGGTTGCGGCGCGGATCGTCTCCCAATACGTGCGCATCTGCTGCTTCTGCGTGCCGTAGTTGGCAGACGCGAGACCGGCGCGCGCGGGCGGCACACCGAACGCAGCGAGCACCACATCGCGCACCTCGGCCGACCTCGCGGCGAACTCGAACACCCTCGGATCCCACGAGAGGGTCTCGACCTTGAGCCCTTTTCCGACCGTGAAGGCGAGCTGGCCGTCGCGGGACGCCGCCGCCCACCGCTCGTTGATGTGCTTCTGGTCGTCGGGCGAGATCCCGGACTCCGACGAGAACACCACGTCGGGACGGCCCATCTTGGCCTGCTTGGCGGCGAGCTTCTTCGCGCCGAGCTCCATCGTGAGGTCGTCGTGGAGGCAGCGGATCACGGACTCGCCGAGGGCGCTCGCGGGGCCGTCCTCCCACGACACGTCCCGGATGTGGAGCATCTGCGACACCGGAACCCACTGCCGATCCGAGCCGTCGGTGACCCAGTATCCAACGATCGTGTGAGCCAGGCCCGCGGTGTCGACCTTGACCCGCCCGGGGTGCAGGCGGATGAGTTCGACCTCGGACGGGCGCCACACGTACGCGTTGCCCGTCAGCCGGTAGTCCACCCAGAGCTGCCGACGGAACAGGTTCTCCGTGAGGCCCCCGCCCGGGTTGCGGAGCAGGCGCAGGGCCGGATCGTCGACCAGCGTGCGATTGCCCTGCGCGTCGGTGACCACGCCCACGAGAGGCAGCGCGGCCGCGTCGTCGGCGATGGCGCGCACACACGTCCACACCCACGGGAAGCGAGCGAGGGAGGACATCGACCACTCGGCCGGGTAGCTCGAGGACGTGTGCCCCGCGTCCCCCGAGAGGATGATCGCGATCCCGTCGGGCCCCGCCGACAGGGCCTTGGTCGGCTGGAACCACTGCGACGCGATCGAGACGATGCGAGCCCACATGCGGGCGAGCGTATCAGATCGGATACACGCGCGCAATCACAGGCGGAACCACCTGTCCACCGCCATCACCAGGAACCGCAAGGCGTCGGGCATGTGATCGTGCCGCTTGATCGGGCGTTTCGTCTTCGGGTCCCACAGGTAGCCCTCCACCTCGCGGATGAGGTCGGAGCAATCCGAGAACACGCGCAGCCGCGGCTTCCCGTTGCGCACGGACATCCAATCGCGCACGGTCGAGATCCCGGCATCCACTTCGTGGTCGCCCAGGTCGAAGTAGAGCTGAACGTCTGGAGAGACGCGCCACACCTCCATCGCCCCGCGACCTGAGGCGGATGGGTCCCCCACGCTCGCGCGGTATGACTCCCCCGCCGACAGGGCGCGCACGGAGCGCCCGTGCTCCTGGTAGTCGAGCCCCGCGGCGTAGTACTGGCGGTACACGTACAGGGTCCGGTCGTCGCCGAGGGCGGCCCAGAGGACGGCGGTGGGGTCCACCTGCCCGAAGTCCGCGGCGCGGAACCGCGGCCACTCCGGCGGGATGGTGAACGGCGCCACGAGATGGCCGGGCCCCTCGCGCGAGCCGTCGCCGCGGGTCCACTCGGTGTAGATGCGGCCGCGACGGTCGACGAACTGCCCGAGCTGCCGCACGCGGCGCTGGTCCTCGGTGAGCGAGGCGAGCCAGCGCTGGACGGATTCGTAGTCGGGGAGGAGCACGTTGTGCGTCGTGTCTAGCTCGACGACCTGACAGCCGTACCGCCGTGCGGTGTACAGGTCGTCGAAGACCCAGGTCATGCCGTTCTGCGGCGTCATGTCGAGGACCACGCGCCCGCCGACGCTGGACGCGCCGCGCATGAGTTCGTCGACCACGAGCCGGCCCTCGTCCCCCTCGGGCTCCTCGGTGATGGCGGCGAACCTGAATTCGCTGCCTTTGAACTTGCGATGTCCTTGGTCTACCGACTTGAACCAGATCACCGCGCGCTCGCGGTACCCGGGCACGTCGATCTCCAGCCGCGCCTCCTGCGGGGTGTTGATCATCCAGCTCTGGACGCCGTCCCTCGGGACCATGTCCTCGAGCAGCTTCTTCCTGTGCAGCGAGATCGATGTCGGGCCCGTCTGCGCGATGAGGCAGACGTGGCCGGGGCCGTCGGGGATGAGGTCGGGCGGGAGGTCGTTGTCGCGCAGCCAGGCAGCGACCGCCGGGTGTGCGGCGCCGAGGGCGAAGGCGATGGCAGCCTGCATGATAGCGTAGGTTTTGCCGCTGCGGTTGCCTCCGAGCACCAGCGTCAACGGAGACACCAGCGCAGCGACGAGGCGCCGCTGGTCCCACGGTGCCTCGGGGTTGACCCAGAGCTGCAGCGCCGCGAGCGGGTGCTCGTGACGGATCCGCGCCCGCTCCTCGAGGGCCCGCGCCGTGTCCTCGACGACGGCGGGCAGCGACCGCCCCGCGAGGGCTGCCGCGAGCTCGCGCTCGAGGTCGAGGTCCGAGAGGGCGGAGGGGGGGAGGGTCACAGGTCCCTCGC